GAAGATTTAATATTTGGCTACCAAGGTGGGCCTATCTATTATTGGAATGCCACATATGGCGTGGTGCCCAGCACAATGACTGTAACAATAGCCAGTCCGGGTGTTCTTACCTTGGGTATAAACCCAACCAACGGTGATGCGGTTGTCTTTCAAACCACTGGTACTTTACCAACCGGAATCACTGCCGGTACGGTTTATTACGTCATCAACGCCAGTGGAGTAACCTGCAACATCTCAGCCACCTATGGCGGTGTTGCTATCAATACTTCTGTCTCGCAGTCTGGTGTTCACCAACTGTCGGTAAGAGGTATACCTTTGACCAGTCTGGGCGGCGCCAACGGGGTTCCTATCATTCAAAACCTGGTGTTTGTGTCTGATGCCAGCCGGTTTGTATTTGCCTTTGGGTGTAATGCCTACGGGTCGACCACACAAGACCCAATGCAGATTAGGTGGTCAGATCAGGAATCACTGACGGACTGGGCGCCTTCAGCAACAAATCAGGCTGGTGATCTGCGCTTGTCTCATGGTTCAAAAATTGTTTCAGTAGCCCAATCTAGGCAAGAGGTTTTAGTTTGGACCGATTCAAGCCTGTACTCCTTGCAGTACGTTGGCGCGCCATTGGTCTGGTCTTCTCAGTTGGTAGGTGACAATATCTCAATTGCTGGCGAGAATGCGGTAGCTTATGCAAACGGCGTGTCTTACTGGATGGGCGTGGATAAGTTCTACAAGTATGATGGCCGCGCCCAGACGCTCAACTGCGATCTCAAAAAGTTTATTTACGGTGATATCAACCTTTTCCAAAAAGACCAGTTCTTTGCCAGTACCAATGAGGGCTTTAACGAAATTTGGTTCTTCTACTGCTCAAGCGGTTCAAACATGATTGATCGTTATGCTGTGTATAACTACTTTGAGAATCAAGGTAATGGCGCTTGGTATTACGGCACTATGGTTCGCACGGCGTGGCTTGACAGCGGCCTGAGAGACTACCCTGTGGCTGCCACATACAATGGATCCACTGGCAACTTAGTGAACCATGAATTTGGCGTGGATGACAATGCCACAGGCACCACATTGCCAATTGAGGCTTATATTACCTCTGCCGAGTTTGACTTGGATGATGGGCATAACTTTTCATTTGTCTGGCGAGTTTTGCCCGACATCACTTTTGCCGGATCAGAGGCGGCATCGCCAACAGCAACCATGTACTTACTGCCGATGCAAAACTCGGGTTCTGGATATAACAGTCCAGCGTCAGTTGGTGGCATCAGTAATGCTCTAATTACCCGTACTGCCGTACTGCCAATTGAAGAATTTACTGGCCAGATTAATACAAGGGTGCGTGGGCGACAAATGGCCATGAAGATAGAGTCGACTGCGATTGGCGTCCAGTGGCAGCTTGGCTCTCCGCGACTGGATATTCGCTCGGACGGACGACGATAATGACTTTGATTGTTACTACAACATCAGAGCTTCAACGCATTGCCCCGCCCGCATTGCCGCAAGCCTCAGAGGAATACAGCCGCCCATATCAAGATCAACTAAACAACGTAATTCGCCTGTATTTAAACAGGATTAATACCCTAGTTGGCCAGCTTGAAACGAATGGAACAATACTTCCTGCCCTTACTGTTTACACCGTAGCCACTCTACCAAGTGCTGCCACTTCTGGAATTGGCGCCAGATCATTTGTCTCTGACGCTCTAGCTCCGGTGTTTGGATCAACTGTAACTGGTGGTGGCGCGGTAAAAATACCCGTATATTCAGACGGAACAAACTGGAAAGTAGGATGAACTTTATAGAACTCATTAACAAAGTTGGCAGAGTTGCCCGCCCGGCTCACCATGAGTTTGTGCCTATTGAATCAATGGAAGAGCGGTTTGAAGAATCTTGCTTTGACTCCCTGGATATGCTGATGATCGGCATGTACATGTCTGAAATCTATGACATCGACGACGAGATAGCCAAAGAGCTAAACCCTGAGACTGTTCAGGAAATGTACGACCTGGTTCAGCTGCACAAAAAACGTGACCCTGAATCCATGGAGTGGGCAATGGAGCTCATTAAATGATTTACCTCACCGACTACCGTACTGCCTATTCCAGCCATGTTGAGCTGATGGAAGACATTACCTATCCGCAAAGGGTTCACTGGTTCCCGGACACCTATAAGCGGGCATCAACTGGAATGTTTTACCCTCCTCACCGCGTGGCCGAGAAAGTGTTAGACCCGGAGTTGGTGACGCAGCTGAGGGAGAACAAGGTTGGTAGGACTGCATTTATTCTTGCTTCTGGCAATTCCCACTTTGCTGGCATCAACCCCCGGGCTAAGGGTCCCACCCAACTTTCATACGAATACAAGTTCCTGCCGTTCACCTTAACTCAGGTGTATGCTGGCCGAACAGCTCAAGCCCTGGGTGCCACAGACCATATCGTGACCGACGCAACGGCTTGCGCATCCAGCCTAAAGGCGTTGATGGATGTCCAGACCCTGATAATGATGTACGGGTTTGATCGGGTCATTGTCCTGTCTGTGGAGGACGCCGTATCCAATTCGGTGCTGGAGTTCTTTGGAGAGGCTAAGGCATCCCTGACCCTAAAAGATGAGCAGGATGGGGTTTTGCCGTCTGCGTTTGACGAAAAAAACCACGGCTTCTATGTTGGCCAGGGTGCGGTCTTGGCGGTGTTTGACTCTCCTAAAGTTGTTTTTGCCAACAAAAGCAACTACCCCGCTGCATCATTGCGCGGTGCCTATACGGCCAGCGAAGAATGTCCCAATGCCATAGGTCAACGGGAAGATGGCCAGGGGTTTGCGCGCGCAATTGAAGGTGCCTTGACCGTGGCCAAAGATAGGGCCAGCCGGATAAGACTTGTCAAAACCCATGGAACTGGTACGCTTAGTAACAACAAAGCCGAGAAGGCTGCTTTGCTGTCGACGTTAAAAGACTTTGTCGCAACGTCATACAAGGCTAAAATCGGCCATACTATGGGCGCCAGCGGGCTGCTCGAGACATGTTTGCTGCTAGACGACCTCAAACGTGGCGTTGTGCCCAAGATTGAAAACCGCACAACACATGACACTCAATTCTTATCCCATGATGCATCAGACCCCGGTGGTTTGATACTCAGCTTGGCGGCTGGTATGGGCAACGTATATTCGGCAGCACTTCTGTCGTTGGAGATTTGATATGGCGGGAATGGTAGACAGCAAGCAAAAGCAGCTTAACAGCGCAGAAATTGTCCAAATTGCGTTGGAAAACACTCGGTCTGAGATTCCTACACAAGCTGCTTTCACGGGGGTTGTGGCGGAACTTGGCCAACCTAATACCGACGTCAAGATTATGGGTAACACTCTGTTTATTATGCACAAGGCGGAAAACGGCCAAGCATTTTTTAAAGCGTTAAATGCAGATGTTGCTCGAAACTTTGTTGAAAGCAGCCGTCAATATGTGGTGTATGCCAAACAAAAGCAGGGCATAAAAGTCCTTGTTACAGAATTTGAAGACCCCGCAATCAGCACTTTGTTTCACGCTATTTCCAAAAAACCACCTATGCCAAATATGGGGTTTCAGGAATACAAGGTTTCACCTAGCGTAAACAGAATTGTTTTAAATCTAGGGTGACATATGGGTGCCGTAGCCAAAGTAATTGAAGCTCCATTTAAAGCGGTTGAGGCTATAGGTAATGCCGTTGGCGATGTTGTTACTGACGTTGGTGATTTTGTTGTTAAAGAAGTAGTTGAGCCAATAGCAAAAACGGTAGAAAAAACCGTAGAAGCCGCACTAGATGACCCAATTGGGACGGCGGCAAAAGTTGCAACAGCTATATATGCGCCATATTTATTACCAGTAACCAATGCGGCAGTTGCTTTATCTCATGGCGCTTCAATGGAGGATGCGCTGAAAACGGCTGCTATAACCTATGTTGCGCAGGGTGTTGCTGAAGGTGTTGGTGATTACGTCAAGCCTGAGATGGCCAGTACATTCTCTGAGAGTCCTGCATTGGCCAGTGCAGCAACAAGTGCAACAGCCAATGTGGCAGCAGCTGTAGCTACTGGCCAAGACCCAACGCAGGCTTTGGTATCTAGCGCCTCTATGTCTACGGCTGGCGCTATTGCTAGGCAAATTCCTGGCTTTGATGATCTGTCCAAAAGTCAGAAGAGCGCTGCTGTTTCTGCAATCTCTGCAACTATGCAAGGCAAGGATGCTACCCAGGCAGTTATTAATCAAGCAATTGCTGATGGCATTGACGCGGCCAATAAATCGCTTAAATCAGATGGTCCAACTTATGAAGAAATTCTAAGAGACTACCCTAATCTTGATACAGAGACTCTGCCCAACACACCGGCAACAACTACAGACGAATTAAACAACCAGCTGTTCCCAACTGACACCGGGGCGGAAAGTACACCAATTTCAACATTTGGAACAAGTGTGGTTCAGGATGTTTTGGCTCCCACCACAAGCGATACAACTCCAACATTGCCAACTCCAGAAACTCCGGCAGCGGAAACCCCAACCGCAGAAACTCCTGCGCCAGAAGAGCCCGCCAAGGAAACTTCGGCGGCAGATCAGGGGTTTGACAATACTGCGCTTAACGACTTTTACGAGTCGATTGGATTAGACCCTGAGTCCATCACAAAAGCGTCTGCAATGACAGACGACCCGTTAGAAATTTACTCTCAGGCATATGACGAGCAGTTCATGCGGGATTACTACAAGTCAATTGGTATTGACCCAGACTCAATTTTGCCAGCCGTTCCAATGGAAGAGGATCCTTTGGCGTATTTAAATCCTGATCCTATTGCTGCGCGGCAAAAGTCTTTGGGCCAAATGGTTAAGTCATTTATCCCGTCTAACGTCAACATGCCGGACCGCCGCTCAGTCATGCCGCTTCTGCAAAATGCGGCGCTCTATGGTGGCGCTGGTGTGGCTATTTCGTCTTTGCTGGATGAGAACGGCAACCCAGTTACTTCAGAGCCCGTGCCTGAGCAGAGTTTCTATTGGAATCAAATGAATCCCACGGCCCCTGAAGATGGCGCGGCATATGGTGAAGCCCAGCTTAATCCTACATATGCGGCCAATGGCGGCTTGATGTCGCTGGCTCGCGGTGGCATCTCAACTTTGGGCGGTTATTCAGACGGTGGACGATTGCTCAAAGGTCCAGGCGACGGTATGTCGGACAATATCCCCGCAATGATTGGTAAAAAACAACCGGCCAGATTAGCAGATGGTGAGTTTGTAATCCCGGCAGATGTTGTCTCTCACCTTGGTAATGGCTCAACAGAAGCTGGCGCTAATGTTTTGTACAAGATGATGGACAAAATTCGACGCGCTCGAACTGGAAACTCCAAGCAGGGTAAACAGATCAACCCCAACAAATTTATTCCCTCGTAAGGAAAGACCATGGCACTCTTATCTTCTTCAGGCTTAACAGACGTCCCGTCTTCAGCTAACGTCACCGGTCCCTCAGACTATTCAAAACCGTTTGTTTCTGATGTGCTAGCCAAAGGGCAGGCGCAATTAAATGCGCCTATGCCGCAATACCAAGGGCAACTAACCGCTGGTACATCTGGCCTGCAAAGTGACGCTTGGAAGGGATTGTCAAACCTAACGCTACCGTCAACCATGACTACAGCCGGGCAGAATTTACTGGATGTTGGCCAAAAAGCTCAAGGGGTGTCTTACACGCCAACGGGATCAGACTTTACTTCCCAGTACGCCCAGCAATACATGAACCCGTATTTGCAGGCATCCCTCAATCCACAGCTGGAAGAAGCCCGACGTCAGTCATTGATCACCCAGCAGGGCAATGCAGCCAAGGCTACCTCACAAGGCGCCTTTGGTGGCTCAAGACAAGCACTGATGGATACAGAAACTCAGCGCGCTTTGGGTACAAACTTGGCCAACATCACTGGCCAGGGTTACAACACGGCTTACGATAAAGCAACGGCGCAGTTCAATGCTGACCAGGCTCGCAAAATACAAGAGTCTCAGTACGGCGCTGACTTAGGCTTGAAAGGATTGACAGCTGCTACTTCGGCCAATCAAGCGGCGGGCAATATTGGCGCTCAAGAAGCTCAGTATGGATTGCAGAATCTACAAGCTCTGGCCACAGCTGGTAACACTCAGCAAGCCCAAGAGCAAGCTGCGCTCAATGCACAGTACAACCAGTATTTGGATCAGCGTAACTACCCATCGACCATGCTCAAAAACCAAGCCGACCTCATCAAGAGTATTGGCGGCTCTCAAGCTGCTACTTATGGCGCCAAACCAAGCTTCTTGCAATCAGCAGTTGGTACGGCGGCTGGTGTTTCTGACCTTATCAAGAATCTTCAGGCTTCTGGTAAGAGTGTGCCCGCGATTAACAGCATTCTTAAATCAATGGGTATCAATCCATCCACGCTGGCACCAAGTATGGATGCAACTTACCAAAACACAATTGATGCCAGCGGTAACCCAGTTAACCCAAGTGGTGGAGATACTGTTGTTAATGATCCATTGGGCGGAGATTATGGTGATGTGTATGCAGATACAAATTCAGGAGATGTATCTCAAGCTTGGGAAGATTACTACAACAATTTGTACGGCTCCAATAATGATGCTTATTATTCTGACACGCCAGTTGAGAATTAAAGGAAAACCATGGCTACTGAACCCCTAAATCTCATCCAAGTTCAATCTAGGTTGCAAGACCCGCTAACGGTCACCAATCAGGATTTACTGAAATACGCCAATGGAACTAACCCACAAGTGCCATCATTCCTTGCTTTGATTGAGATGAATCGACGCAAGCAGATTGAGGACACGACGGCGCAATTTCAAAGCGCCAATGTTCCATCTGTCAAAGATCAACTGTCCCAGTCATTAACCAACCCAACCATGACTGGCGGTAATAAGATGATTCAAGTTGATCCTACCAATGCGCCTGTTGGGATTATCAATCCTACCCGCATGTCTCAGCCCGCTCAACCTACGGCTAGTCCATTTGGAATGCCTCCCCAGGTTAATATGGCAGCGCCTCCCCCTCCTCCTGTCCAAGCTGCACAGGGCGGTCTTATGACTTTGCCTGTGCGTCATTTCAACGCCTCTAGCTATGCAGGCGGCGGCATTGTGGCGTTTGGTGATCCTGAATTAAATCCAGATGAAGACCAAGTAGTTAAAGATCGTGCTGCATACATAGCTGCGCATTCTGGCAAAGCACCAATGGACGATGGCGAGGCACTCAGACAATTGCTTGCAAGCAGAGAAAAAGCTGCCGAACAAGTATCGGATGAGAACCAGGCGATCCAGGATCGTGCTGCATACATAGCCAGCCGAACTCCTAATAAAGCTGCATATAAAGGCGGTCCAGATGCTTCTTACGATATCAAGGATAGCGGCGTTCCTCCTGTTACCGATTTGCCGTTGTACACAGAACAAAACCCCAAGTTACGCGACCCGCGCGTCAGCCCTGCTGTGGCTCCTGCGGCAAAATCAGGTTTGCCATCTATGCTCAAGCCATTGGCGGTTTCAAAACCAGATGACCTGACTAGAGAACAAGCTTACGCTGGTATCAAGGAAAGCCAACGCATGGCTGGAGTCTCGCAAGACCCCTACGCAGAAGTCAACAAACGCCAGAATGCGCTGGAAGCCAGACAGTTGGCTGAGTATGAGCAGGGCGGCATTGATAGACTGCTCGCCCAAGCTACGGCATTTGCCACTGCTGATCCAGCTAAAGGGTTTGGTATTGCAGCCGCACAAAGTTCTGCGGCATCGCGG